ATGGCCATTATAACCTTAATTGAACGATCTCAGATAGAACTGATGCAACACCACACGATTCAATACATCGCCGCGACCTTAGGCCGCTCTCGTATTTCTATTAGGCATGAGCTTCACCGTTGCCCTGAAGGTGATTACTGCGCCATTATAGCTCAGGATCATGCCGATACTTGTCGGCATCGTTGTGGTCGGCACTCGATTTTAACGCCTAAGTTGAAGCGGATGGTAACTGAGAAGCTAAACCTAGGTTGGTCCCCTGAAATGGTCGGTTATGCCGTTCACTGTGCGCCACACACGATTTACCACTGGATTTATCAAAGACAAGTCGATTTTCAGCCAAGCCAACTCTTTGATCACGGTAAACGTCATAAAAGAAGACAAGACCTTCGGTCGCGCTATAACCAAGCAGTAGGCACCTCAATTGAGATTCGCAGTGAGTCAGCTAATCGGCGAACCGAAAAAGGACATTTAGAGATGGATACAGTTCGCGGTGGTCGCGGGTCAAAGGCTGCTGTTTTGACCATTGTCGATCGGGTGACACGTTTAATGGCGACAACTAAGCTTGAAAACTTATCACAAAATGCTGTTCTCAAGGGATTTGCAAGACTGATGGTGGACTTTCCGGGTCCGGTTCGATCAGTGACGGTTGATCACGGTAAAGAGTTTTCCTGCGATCAGGCGCTTACAAAGCGCTATCGGATACCGGTTTACTTTTGCCACGCCTATCACCCGAATGAACGGGGCACAAATGAACGGTTCAATCGAGAACTTCGCTACTATTTCCCGAAGGGAACACAGTTTGATCAGGTTTCAGAGACCGATATTCAACAAGCCACAGCGCTTATCAATAACAAACCTAGAAAATGTCTCCGTTGGCAAACCCCAGTTCAAGCAGTGAGCAAGCCTCTTTCTAGGTGGTAACTTTATTATTGCAATCTAGGATCTTCAATGACATTGATTGCATTTTCGCAAGCATTCAAGTAATACAGCTCGTCAGCGTGTGACACGAGCTTTTCCTCGGCTTTGTTTCCATAGCTTGGTGACTTGGGCATGCCGTCCATCACGGGGCTTCTGAGCGCTATTTTGGTTCGTTGAGCGAGCCGCTTGTGATGCCAGTAGTTCCCCAAGACCTCTTTGGCGTTTTCAATTGTTTTGTCATGATCAATTGGGCTAAAATATCTCGTTGCTCGCACCACTGCGTCCACTCCTTATGGTATAATTGATTTTGTAAAAGTTTGGGGAAACGGCGTGCCTTCGTGGTGCGCTTTTGTTATACCGTTTGTGAAGATGGTGGCTTAAGTTCCATTATTCAAAAGCCATGTATTGCATAAAAGTCCCTGTCTTCCACCCGTCGCTAATCCGGCGGTTTTTTGTTATACTGTCTTCGGAGGCCCACTCCAAATGATTATTACCCTAGGTTCAATTTACACACTGGCCTCCAGCGCGTCCCTAATCAGGCGCGCTTTTTTATTTGCTTTCAGAAGGCCGAATGAGTTCCCATGGATCAATCCCAGCTCCATATGCGATTTTATCTAAGGTGTTAAGTGAAACACTGCCCTTCCCAGAGATTGCATATTCAAGCGTGTTGATGGGTATCCCGATCTCTTTTGCATATTTGGCTTGTGTCTTGCCAAGCTCATATATATTGTCCCTAATATTTTTGGCCAATGCTCGTTTGCTGTCCAAATTATTAACCTCCTAATGTTTTACCCAAATGCGGCCTTCCAGAGTACCTTTACAACCCAGCAGCCCACAAGAATGAAAACTGCTGTCGTGAATGCACAGCCCACAAAACAACCACCAAGTATTCCAACCTGTGCAATCCTTTCTGGCTTTGATTGATGGTCATTAATCATTCATTTTCCTCTTTTCCAGTTAGCCCACATCCACATTGAAGCACCTGAGATTAGCAGCATGACGGCAATCATTGCTTTCCCTCCAGTAGCTGTTTGTCCTCAAAGATGTTACCGATGACCTCACAGTCTTTAGTTAGTCGTTGCCAAATACCATTGCCTCCATTGTCAAGCACATATCCAGCGGCATATGTTTAAACTCTTTTCTCGTCATTTGTGTGCCTCCTTAATCGATCTCTTCGACTTCAACTCTCGGGTTAGCTTTGTCAATAAAGAACCGATCTCGCAGTTCTACAATGTGATCCCAGTTGTCGTTTTCTAAAAATTTAGCCTTTTGCATGCCGTCGAAGATAAACTTGTGCTGAAACGCGATGTTGTCCGGGTCTGTTCGCTTGTCATACCAATACCAGTCGAAACTTAGGGGTTTTCCCCATTGAAATTTCACGCCCTGATTCATCGCTTTTCTCACAGCCAACATTACCGTTTCCGTTGCTTGTTTCTTGACTTTTGCTCCGCCGAACATGTTGCCTCGTTCAACCTTGATGTACTGGTTAAGAGTCATGAGGGGCAATGGAATAATGATCCTGTTCACGCCGGCTTCACGTCCTTCAGATAGTATTGACGTTGCTTGCCGTCAACCATCTCAACCGTTGTGATTAGCTCTTTAGACGCGTTGCCATCAAAAATAACCGGCTTGTTGATGTCTTGGCTTGCACCTCTGGCGTTGTATCGTTCAACCCTGATGATTCGTGCCACACCACCGAGATCACGCACGCCCATGAATACTCGATCAGGCACCACAACCAGATCACCGACGTTCACTGTTGATTTAATTGCTTGCATTTAGAATGCCTCCTGTTTAATGCTCGGTTTCATTGAAAAATCTAGTGTTGCGAAATGCTTAGCTAGCCACAATAAACGCAGCAAGCTCCCCGATACGCCACCGTCAGCACAGATACTCTCTGACGCTTCGCAAATCATGCGCGTATCAGCGTGAATAACAGCGCCTAAAAGTACGATGATGTCTTGCCACTGTGCTTCGGTAACGTCTAGGTAGCCTTGATCATAATCGCTTTCAATGTCAGCTATCGTTTGATTCAAGGACGCTTCGTAGGCCCGCAAATGCTTGTCCAAATGCTGCAAAGCTCTATTTGTCATTTCTTCTGCTGTCACGATCTTTTCCCCCTTACGTCCGTTAACTTTTCAAAATTTAATGTGCAGTCTTTTGATTTTGGAATAATTCGACTGATGAGTTTGCTGTTGTACATGTGCTCAAGCTCGCTCATCTCGTTGTTCGTTGTGACAATTGTTGATAGACGAGGACTGTTGCTCTCAAAATCAAGACGGGCATTCGCAACTCGGTACATCAGTTCCTGCATGTCACGTCTTACGGGCTTGATGTCTAGCTTCATACCACCTTCTGTCCCGAAGTCGTCCAACAACAGCACGTCAGCCTCTTTCATTGCCCGCTCAATGCCCGCTAAACGCTGGCGAACGTCTGGTGCATCGTATTGCAAGCTCATTAGGTTGCTCAGCTCTGCTGTTGAAATAAACACCCCTGACTGGCCTTCATCTCGTAGACTCGTCAGCATCGCCAAAGCAAGTGATGTCTTTCCTGTTCCACGAGGGCCAAATAAAATCACGTTTTCAGGCGTTTCTTGCATTTGTTTTGCCAACTTGTATGCCCTATTTCCCAGATCTCTTGATTTCTGCAAATCCGTCTGCATTTCAGGCTGCCATTTTTCGAACGTAAACTTAGCCGGAACGTTTCCGGGGAAGACTGAGTAGCGATAAATTGCACGTGCCTTTTTACGGTTCAAAGCGGCCATAGAGCGTTCGTAGAAGCGGTGTTCGATCTCGGCCTGAGTTGGCAGCGTATTAACGTCAATTCCACGCTTCTCAATGATTTTTTGCACGTCCGCATGTGTGAATAAGCCTTTAGTCGACTCCATATCCCCAGTTCTCCTTTTTTGGTTCGGTGTGCGGCGTTCGGTTTGACTGGCGTTCACTATCGTTTGCTTCGACAGCAGCAACCGTGAGAAGACGCTTGCTCTCCCAGTTTTTCAAGATGCCATTGACGTACTTGTAGTTTCTGACATTGCTTTCAACTGCAGTCCGTAGCGCATTTAGAACTAGCTTCTCAGGTTCAGGCGATCCTGCTTTTCGCATGTCGTCAACCCAATCAACAAGGCTTTCTCTGGTGAACGGTGATAGTTGTCCAAACCCGTTGCCTTCCCAGAAATTGCAAATATCAAGAATTGATGATGACGACGATGACGGTTCTTCAGTAGGCCTCTCTGCTGCCTTTACTGGAGCAGTAGTCTGTTGTCGTTTAGTTTTATTTACTTTACTTTCCTTTACTTTACTTTGTGTATTAATGTCAGCATTAACCCCGTTTGAACTGGAGTTATTGTCTGCATTAATCCAATACAATGTTGGTTTTTGCGATTTTCGTCTTTTGGTGGCATCAGTGAACGTTTCTTGGATGCGCTGACTGGTCAAAACGTTGTCCGACAGGAACAGGTCTTTATTGAAAGTCCCATACTCAGTCAGACGTTTGACCACTAGCCCCACCAACTCACCAGTCGCACCACTGACACGATTGACAAGCTGGTTTTTAGCTAGCTCGGTCCACTCGAGGTAATAGCCTTTGCGGTAGATCGCCGCGAGCAGATAAATGAAAATCAAAACACCCTTTGGTCCAAATTCACCGGTAATTGCCTCTGTCTTTTCGTTCGTTGCAAAATCAACATCGAATGGAAAGTAATCAAGTCCTTCTTTTACTGGTCTTGCCAAGCGATCACCTCCTTAGTCGATTAACTCGTCCATGCTGATGATCGTGGCAACTTTCTTGGTAGCGCGACAGTAGTCACACTTCTCACATTGATGTGGCCGCACCTGACCGGATTTAACCGCCTCAACGTGTTCGGTGCTGTCATGGATCTCTTCCAGTGCCTCGTCCATACGGTACTGTGGCACTTCGATGACGGCATGGTCGGGTACATCTTCCTTGGTCACGGCAATGATGAATGCTCGTGGTCGCGTTCCGTAATTTTGGTAAATAAGCTCCTGATAAACCGCCATCTGAAGCTGATAGTTATAGGCATCAACGAAACTGGTTGGTTGACGTTCTCCCGGTTTCCAATACTTCTTGTGAAGCGACTGTGTGGTCTTCAGATCCAAAAAGAATGACTTTGTGGAGTCGAAGCAGTCCAGCTTGCCCATCCACTCGACCCCAAACAGATCACCGGTAAGGATCTCTTCTTTTTCACCCTGATAAAGTCGTTGAACATTGTCATCAGCTTCAAGCATGGCAATCATCGCATCAGCTTGTTTATAGGGAGCTTTCAGTTGTCCTTTTGATGATCCACGAGTTGAGAAAATCTCTGGGTGTCCTTTGATAAAAGACTCATGAGCTTGCTTGGATTCAAAATAGCTGTGTAGATAGTTTCCAACCAGCAAGGCAGTCGGATCGCCTCTTGGTGTCCATTTACCTTGCAACTCGGCCATCGCTTCTGCTTCGCATGTCAGAAATTTCTTAAACCAGGTAGCAGACTGATATTTGAAACTGGTATCCAGCGAGTAATAATTATCCTTGTTGACCGTCAAAGATTTCTGGTTGTTTTCCTGCATTTGGGTCGTGGGTAATGTCTGGCTTAAGAGCATCTGGCTTCACCTCCGATTTTGTGACGGGTTCAGCGGGAGCGTTAAGTGCATCCTCGATCGAGTTAGGATCTTCGGGGGTAACATCCTTCAGTTCTGGATCAGCCTCGACTGGTTTTTCATCGGCACTGACCGCGCTTTGCATGTCGGTTGTCATTGGACCCCACTTAGTCAGCAGCGATTTGATTACCGTCTTCAGGGCCATAGCCTCGTAGTTGTCTTTCCAAACGCCCTTGGGCTCCGCGCTACCACCAGATTTGCTGAAACGCTTGCGATGATCATCGACTTGCTGATAAGTCCAATAGACCATCTTTTCAAAACCGTTAGTCAGTTTGAACGATGCGGCATAGCCAACCGGTTTTTCGCTTGCTTTGCGATCGTGGAAGTTCGGCGTGTACTCAAGTTCCTCCGTTAGTGGGTTCCAGCTCTTGAACTCATCTTCATAAATTGGTAAAGCAGTCAGGCGCTGATACCGTCCTGATCGTTGAGCTAATTGGATATAGCCTTTATAACCAATCTGTGGCTGCGCCTGGTTCTTGTATGGAACGATGTAGACAAAACCCAAGCTCGGGTTAACCGGAAGATCGAGCGTTGCTGCTACCAGGGCCGAGTTGATAACACTTAACTGATCAACTCTGGCTAAGCTTGGATTAAGGCTTACCGCGCTGGCAATTGATGAAAGAAACTGTGGTGCCCGTTTGTCCAGAAGCGCTGCAAACTTATTCTTAATCGTCTGCGTCTCAATCAGTTTCTTAACTGGCATTTTTTTTAGGTCATATTGTGTCGTCATATGCTACTCCTCCTATTTCCATTCCTGAAATCCTTGATTCTTCATGAAATCAATAACGTCTAAGCTGTCACCGCCGAAGAAAATCTCAACCAGTTCTGTTTTCGGATACGTAGAACTAGCAGCGTCTTTTAAGAATCGCTCAGGGCCGTGAATGTTGATCCAATCTTTCAAGTATTCCTTCGCTTTGTCTTTGTTAAAGGCGCCCTCATAACGCGATGCAGCACAGCTTTGATAGAGCCAAGGTTTCTTTGTATCAACTTCATATTCATCGGCGGTGGCCAAGAACTCCTCCGCTTGTTCGATATCCATATCTTTGGGCAAGACGGTACCGTGATAGGACTCCCAATCGGCAATGGCTTTATCTTCAAGTCGTTCTCGCCGTTGATATTCATTCAGAACCGCTGTGTTGTAATCAAGCATGGTCATCAACCGCCTTCCGTGATAAACTTGAGATATAATAATATCTGCAATATTGTTGACTTCCCGTAGTTGGCGCTACGGGATTTTTTTGTGCTCTTTTTATCGTGTCCATTGTTTCCAACCTCCTACTGCTGTGGCACCGATCATGATGCCAGCCATAGCTACAAGAAGATACTTCCAAAAGGCTGATGTTGGGTCGAACAGCACTGACATGATCGCTTCTAACATTTGTTAGTCCTCCTATTGTCGTGCAAACCAACGCTCCATCTTCTCAGGCTCAACTCGCTGTGTTTTACCTGGCCCAACGAATGGAGCACCACGCTTCTTCCAACGGCTCACTGTCGCGGCAGAAACCTGATAGTGTGCCATGACATCTTTTGGCGTCCAATAAACTTTGGGCTTAAAGGGCTTACGTGTCCTTTGCGGCTTAGTGGGATCGATCAGTGTGAATCCTTGTTCCATGCCTGCTCTTCCTTCCTCATATAATGAAGTTTCTGATAATGTGGGAGCCTTTCGCTGAAAAGATCCATAATTGAGATGCCTAGCATTTCACAAATGGCATTCAGCTCGGTTAGATCTGCGACTGTGCTATCCATTTTTTCGAATGCGTATGCTTTCAAGTTTTTAGCGTCATCGCGTGTAAAGTTGGGGTCATTAGCAAGGCCCTCAATGTCGTGCTTGATGAAAGAAGCTTTCTCCTCGTCTTCTTCTCGTTTATCGGTGAATAAAAGCCCGCGTAAATCGTGGTATATTCCGTCACCGCTAAACAGCTTAGGGATTCCTAGAAACAAGTTAGCCATTTCATAGCTTAGTTCGCTGTCATTCATCGAATTGGCAATGTCAGTAGCCTCATTTGCTCTAATAGGAGTTCCATGAAAATAGTTGTTGATCGTTGAGCGCCCTAATTTTGCTGCATAAGCGATCACCTTCTGTGGCGTGTTGGTTCTAGTAGCGAACCTATTCAAAGGGCTACTAATTGTTGCTTTCATACGTTCCACTTCCTTTAAAAGATGAAATATTGGTGGATATTGATTCATGCTAGAGAAGGCTATGATTAACTCATAGCAAGTTGATCAGCGTCTTCAGCTAGCCATTCGTCAACGTGGCCCTTCAACTGCTCGTCAGGCATTTGTTCGAATGCAAAGGCCGGAACCTCTGGGTAGATGCGGGTCAAAAAATCAATCATTGCTTCGCGTTCCATTTGACTCACCTCCTTAACTTGAAAACTGAATAATGTGTGATTGCCTCCCGCCGAGTGCGATAATTGCATCTAAGGGAGGTGATTAAAATGCCAAAACGAGTCAGCGTTACAAGCGAAAACAAGTCAGGGCGTAATGAGAAGTTTCATGACAACTTCACCGGAAAGAACATGAATCGTTCTCAGTTTGTTCAAGCCATACAGAATGGCGAGTATAAAAACTACACCGTTAGAAACCTGCATGGCTTAAAAACTCCAGCATCTAAGCCAGACAGCACCACTAACAACAACCTTGATTAATCATCGCTTGTAAAACGTGCATCTTTCTCGTTATCAACAAAGTGTACGAAGAATCCTTTGGCGGTAATGCAATCTGATGCGCTTATCGAAGCAATTAACTCGTTATTTCTGGTCACATTGATCATTGCGTATGGATGTCGTTTAATGATCAGCTTTGACGGGTTTTTGGAGGTCTCTGCTGGTTCCGAACAATCAGTAGAGATCTTTTTAATCCCATCAGCGTCAATTTCAATCCGCTGGTATGGATTTCCTTGTTCTTGCAATATTTCTGCAATGCGCAATGCGTGCTGTTTGAGTTCTTCGTTCATTTGACTGCCTCCTATCGCTGGGCGGGATTTTGTTCACTAAATGTGAACAAAATCCTCAAAAAAAAGAGCATCAACGCTTTCTCCAAAGAAATCAGCCATGCGTTTCATTGTCTTCTGAGACGCTCCACGATTGCCGTTTTCGATCTTCGCGTACATAGAGTAACTAATGCCAATGGATTTGGCGGCCTCCTCTTGAGTCATTTTTTTCTTCATTCGAGCTTTTCTGATGGGATTCATTTGATCGCCTCCTTCACTCTATGTGAATATAATACAGTCACTAAATGTGAGTGTCAACACTTAATGTGAGTTTTTTTGAAATTTAATTTGTATCACTAATAGTGATGGTAAAATCAATATACACAGGTGGTGAGAACTAATGAATACGGGCCAACGAATATCTTTACTTCGAGAAAAAAAGCACCAGAGCCAAGCGGAGTTAGCCAAAACTCTCGGCATTGCCGCTAGTACAGTTGGCATGTGGGAAACGAACAAGAGAAAGCCTTCATCTAAAATGCTTAAAAAACTGTCCGTGCTCTACGATGTGTCGATAGACTATTTACTTGGTAATGACTCGACAACCGATAAAACCCCTTCAGAGGTTGACATTGCCGACCCCAAAAATGATACCATCATGACCTTTGAAGGACGTCCCATTCCGCCTGAAGATCTTGAGATAATCAAGAGACTTCTTCGAGGTGGCAAACATGATGACTGAATTTACCAGCGACATGCTGAGAGAGGTTTTAAACTATGGCTTTGACCGTGGAGTCGGAGCTGAGCTGACATACAAACTGAAGCCATACACTCCGTCAGTTTCTAATCCTGAAACACGCTGGATTGCGGTTAACATGAACTGGCATAAGCCGAAACAATTGCCTTATCAGGCTGCGCACGAAATAATGCACGTTCTGCATCAAGACCCAGCTTGCTTATACTTTTATTCGGCTTCAAAGAACAGCATTGAGGGTGAAGCTAACATAGGAGGAATCCATATACTTGTCCCTTTGTATTTTGCAGATGTTGATCAAGAAGATGCTAATTTGAACCAATTTATGCAAGCTTTTGACATTCCCACACCAATGGAAGACACTGCTTTAGAAGCAATAAAGGAATTTTACATGTAATTAATTACTTGCTAAGACACGAAAGACGGTACGGGCTAGACTTTTTGGAGGATTAAAAATGGAACACGAAACTAGGAAATCTCATCGAGAGATTAAAAAGCCTTTTTGGAAAAACTGGAAGTTTTGGCTTCTTATAGTAGCAATCGTAATTCTAGCTAAGGGTGCGATTAGCTGTACTAGTTATTTATTCTCTGAGCCCCCTGCTCCGTCTACAAAAACATATAAATTGAACAGTGACAAATCGGTAAAGGCGATGCTGAAACATTATGAACCGGATCTAAAGGTTACCAACGTCGGAGGCGTCTATGATGACCCCAAATCAAAAACCGTTCTCGTAACGGTTAAAGAGGACAGCGGTTGGGACGACAAATCAGCGGTTAAATTAATGCATGAGGATATTGCGTCAGTTTGGAAGGCGTTCAAAAAATCCAAGGGCAACAGCTTTGCAAATATAGCTGTCATGGTTACTTATCCATACGAAAACACCGGAGGTAACACACGCCAGCTAAAAGCGATGACAGCCGACCTAGAAGGATCAAAACTAAACGAATTGAATTTGAAAGGCTTCTCAGATGGAAATGTTTCCGCCTTTGCCACGAAATATTGGCAGCGAAACGATTTGCCAACTGTTAAATAAGATCAGCCCAAATACTGAAGACTATAAAAGCGGAATATTTTGGGAGGGTTACGTTTATGGGGAAGAAATCGATAGCTTTTATAATGACTATGTTGATGGCAATTTTATTGATTGCCTGTGGAAGTAATGCAGCCAAAAAAGCTGACTACACTGCAAACACAGCCGAAGCAGCTCTTAACTCGGGAAAGAATATCGATGGTAAGACGATTGAATTTAAAGCGGAAAAGGTCATTCCAAATGGAGAACTTGGCCATACGATTTGGGCTGGGAAACATCTTAATTTTATTAGTAGTGAGAACCCCAGAATTTCGGTTGATAAGGGCGAAATCTTAACCGCAAAAATAAAAAAGGCTAAAAGTGCATTGGGTTCTTGGTTTATCACGTATTCAGATTTGGCCAAAAAGTGACTTTTGAACGTCTCTATTTTTGGTTTGATAAAATGAACAAATCAGTCCAAATACTGACGACTATAAAAGCTGAATATTTTGGAGGAAAACAAAATGGCAAAAAAGGTAATGGGTGCTGATGGCAAGCAGTATAAGGTAAAGAAGCCTTTTTACAAGCGCGTTTGGTTTTGGGTATTAGTTATTATTGTGGTAGCAGCGATTGGCGGCGGCCTCAATAATAAGGGAAAATCAAGCAGCGAATCCACGGAAAAAACCGCAGTTAGCAAAACGGATAAATCATCTTCAAGTACAGCCTCATCTTCGGAACCGGAAGATAAAGTGTATAAAGTAGGTGAAGTTGCAAGCTATAAAGGCTATGAAATTAAGGTAAATAATGTCAAATTCGACCAAGGCGATGACATTAACACTCCAGATTCAGGTAAGCAATATGTAATCGCAAATATCACAATCACAAACAACACCGACAAGTCACAAGATTATAACCCCTTCTTTTTCAAATTAAATGCCGATGGTAACAAAACCGATTTCAGCGAGATTACCACAAATGTTGAAGATACTCTTCATTCAGGCTCTTTAGATAAAGGTGCTACAGTTACGGGTAATCTTGTAGGACAAGCAAAAACAGATGCTAAGTCATTACAGCTTCAATATCAGCCATCATTTTGGAATGACAAGTCAATCAAGATAGATCTGAAATAGTGTTTATTTTCCCGAGCAATTGGTAGAAGCCAAACGGCTTGGGTCTTTTGTTGGGCACAAAATAGCCCCGGTGGCGAGGGCTAAGAAAGAATTAAGACTATGGAGGTTATGTGATGAAAGTAAAGTTTGCTTGCTACGATTGTCGACAAGAACATAAAAATGGTGAACTAATTGGTGAAATAGATGGTATCCATGACTATGTGTCTTGTAAATGCGATAACGGTCATAAAGCAAAAGTTTTCCCTCAGACACCTCTGTATGTTTATCTGCTTGAGCATGCGCTAGATGCATACAGAGAGCAGATGTACTTTGAAGCCTTTTTAAGCGCTTATTCTTCTTTGGAAAACTTATGGCGAATTACAGCCAAAGCCGCATTATGGAACAGCTTCAGAAAATCTAAGGGTTTAGCTCTTGTAGAAGAAGCTTCTGAGTTATCTACCTACCACCAGTCAGAAAGATGCTTAGGGCTGTTTTTACAAACTGTAATCCAATTCTTTGGAACGGCTATTCAACCATATCTTAAAGAACTCATACAAGGCAATAAATCAATAGTTTCGGTGCGTAATAGGATTATGCATGGATCTGCTATGCCATCGCAAAATGATACTAAAAAGGTAATTGAACTTTTGCATCATTTACGCAGCTTTGTTGAGCTAAAGATGACTTATACCCTTGAAGTGGCTCATCCTAAGGACATTGATCCTAAACAGGGAATACTTCAAACTTTTTCTTCTCTTTTTGTAATTGAGCAACAGCGTAAAACACCAGGATTCAAGAAATATGTGAAAGAAACAATTCATCAAGGCTCAGCAATCCCAATGACAAACGATTTATACAACGGCCCTTACAGCGATACTTTCTTACATATGTGGCATAGCTCGCCTATGTTTAATCGAGAAATGGATCGAGAAGAAGAATTAACTAAGCAACTTTCTATGGACATTGACGATTTACTAAAAGAAAGAGCAAATCTTATAAACTTGCTTAATCAATAAGCGCAATATCACCGCTAAATGATACGGCATTCTTGTCCTTGTCATAGTCTACGTTATTTCCAATTTCAACTGGCCTATCTTCTAAATTACCCAGTATGTGAACCGTTGCGTTGGAAGGCAGTTTCTGTAATTCTTTAATCAGATCCGCCAGGCTGTAAATAGCATCATCAGGTGTGCTTGTATAGCTAGAATCAAGCGTGGTTTCAACAGAAGCTTGAGCGGTTTCTTTTTCATTTCTATTTTTCATGGCAGTTCCCCCTTCCCCGCTATATCGATACAGTTTACTTTACAAAATCATTCATCTAATTATAGCAAAGATGAATAGCGTTCACCATCAACGGCTAATAGCCCCGCCACCCGCATCAAATTAATAGTTAAGACAAGGAGTCTTACTTATGGCAAATTCTACGATCAGGCAGGCCGATATACTGTTAAGAGAGTGTACCGTTATGCAGGTAGCTACGCTTGACACCGATACCGGTTTTCCTAATATAGTTTCGCTGACACCACTTAAATCACACCGATCGCTTAAAGAGATCCTTTTTTACACTGATCGCGACACTACTACCATTCACAACGTCCTAGAGAAGCCTGTGGTGGCTGTTTACTGTTTCAATGAGCTACACCACTCATCGTTGCTATTGCGTGCAAAGGCCGTTGTATTGACCGCTGAGGAGGCCTTACCAAGCTTTACGGAAAACATCAATTCTTTTCAAAAATCGTTACAGTATGATCGACCCGTCATCATCCGTTGCAACCCACTAACCGTCAAGATTAGATACAACAATGACATCGAGTTCAGCAAGCTAAACGAAATCTAAGCTCAGTTCTTGGAGATGCACTTATGAATGGTCCAGTTACATTAAGTGAGGCACACTTCATTGGCCTCATCATTGTTCTTATAGGCTTCTACTTCGCCTTATTCGGGAACAGGCACCGTTGGTTACATTGGCTCATTGACCCAGACAAACCCGGAAGTAACCTGTGGTGGGCAGCTGTTTTTATCATTATCGGCGCGCTCATGATGATGGTTAGAAAGATGCAATAATACGACCCCATAACGGGGTTTTATTTTAAGGGCATAACGAACATACGTTTGAATTACAAGCTCTAAGAGTTCAAAAGGAGTGCGATATCATGGCATCAATTAGCTCATATAAACTAAAAGATGGCAAAAAGGCCTGGGAATTCTATATATTCGCTGGTGTTGATCCGCAGACAGGAAAAGAAATAAAGATCCATCGGCGCGGTTTTCCAACCGAAAAAATAGCGCAGCAAGAAGCCACCTTGGCCGAGGCCGAAATAATCAAAGGCCACTCTCACTACCAAACTGAAAGAATTTTAATGGCTGATTATCTTAATCAGTGGATCACTAAGCTTAAGGTTAATGTCAAAGAGGGATCCATGATTATCTATCGATATAATCTTAAGAAATACATCATCCCAAAAATTGGGGATATTCGACTGGCCAAATACACGCTTAAGGAACATCAGGAGTTCATCAGCAGTCTATTCAATGATGGCTTGTCTCTTAACACAGTAAAGCTCATCAATGGAACGTTGCACAATGCGTTAAAAAAAGCCGTTGCAATTGGTTACATTACCAAAAACCCTACCGTTGGTGTCGAGTTCAGTGCGTATGCTAAAGACAATTCCAAAAAACTCCACTTTTGGACAAAAGATCAAGTTGGATCTTTTATAGAAGCAGCTGAAGAAGATAAAGAGCCCATGTGGCTATCATTCTTTGTGACGCTGATTGACTGCGGGCTTCGTGTGGGTGAAGCCATGGCTCTTCGCTGGTCAGACATTGACTTCAGTAAAAATACCTTATCAGTCAATGCAACACGAATCTATCGTGCTGAAACTGGATCAAACGCTGGCAAAATAGCGCTTGATCGTCCCAAAACATTAAGCTCTAAGAGAACCGAATACATGACCGCTCGAGTAAATGATCTTCTTCAACAACAATATGAGCGCCATTTCAGTCACGGCAATGTACAAGGTTTTCGGTTTTCTACTAGCCACAATAACGATTTTGTCTTCACCTATTCGTCTGATGCCAAGTTTGGACAACCGCTCCGATCTCGAGCAACTACCGGTGCTTTTAATCGCATCACAAATCGGGCTGGGCTCCCTCACATCCGTATCCATGATTTAAGACACACGCATGCCGTTTTAATGCGTGAGGCAGGATTAAGCCTTGATGACATCAAAGATGATCTTGGGCATAAAGACATTTCAACCACTCAAATCTATGCTGAAATCTCTCCGGCAAAAAAGAAAGAAAACCATCAACAATTCGAAAAATACCTAAATCAGTGA